AGCAATTGACTCTTAATCAATGGGTCCAGGGTTCGAGTCCCTGAGGGTGTACAAGGAAAAAGGAGGTTTTTGCCTCCTTATTTTGTTGGTTTACAGCAGATTAATTGAATAGATGTTATATGAATTGACATCTAAAGGAGTATCAAAAGATAGTACTAATTACGTCAAACTATGACAAGGTATAGTAAATAGTGACATATTTGTGATACCAATGCGATACTAGGGGTGATACCGGTGTGATACCAATGTGATACCCGGTGTGATACCAGACGTAAATCTTCCCAATTTCTCCTTATCTACATTTATCAATCATACTTAAAGTAAAAGTATGAACAATGTATCTGTACGGCTCGTCTTTGATAGAAAGCACGTAGCCACCAAAAAACGTCAATCCTCCGTACAAATGGAGGTTACTTATCAGCGGAAACGCAAGTATGTCGGAACTGGCATAAAACTCTATTCCGACCAGTGGGGCAAAGACCTGAAAGTTAAAAATCACCCCCAGTCATTAGTGTTCAACCAAAAGTTGAATGATATGGTATCTGGGATATATGATTTTGTCTATCAGCTCTCTTCTCAAAACATTCCTTTCACCTTTGAAAGATTGGAACGGTATTTGAACAATTCGGAATCCGGAACCACAAATTCATTTCTGTCCTTTATGGAGAAACGGATATACGAACGGCAAGTTACTGATTCAACGAAGCAAAGGCAGAAGTGTGTACTAAAAGCACTGAAAGAATTTGGCAGGATTAAAGATTTTACTGATATTTGTGATGAAAATATCAGGGCATACGATGAATTCGCCAAAAAACGATGCAAATGCCAGTCTTCGGTATATAATTATCACAAGATACTGAAAGTGTTTGTAAGAGAAGCATACGCGGCTCATTTGATTTCAGAGAATCCATATCAGAATTTCAAATTAGATCGCGGCAAACGTGTAGCAAGAAAGTTCTTGACTAAAGAGGAACTAGCTAAACTCGAAACTAAACAAATTGATGATATGTGCCTGAATCGTGTGAGAGATCTTTTCTTGTTTTGTTGCTATACTGGTTTGGCGTATGCGGATTTGGCAATTTTCAACTTCAAAGATGCTATAATGACAGACGGAATGTATAGAATACGAGATGAGAGAATAAAAACCGGAACTCCTTATAATATATCACTCATGGATAAAGTCATGAATATATTAAAGAAGTATGAGTTTAAGTTGCCTGTTATATCTAACCAGAAGTACAATTCATATTTAAAAATTCTGGGGGCGTTCTGTGAAATAAAGAAGAAGCTGACGAGTCATGTTGCCCGGCATACCTTTGCCACTACTATTGCATTAGCCAATGGTGTGAGGATTGAGGTTATTAGCAAAATGCTTGGACATACGAATATCCAGACCACGCAGCTATATGCGCATATATACCAGGCTGAAGTAGACAAAGAGTTTGAACGACTTAACAATATTGTATGAAGGTGAAACTTGTCACTGTAAGAGAAGCAGCTGATTTTCTTCGTATATCTTACAGAACAGCTCAACGATACTTGGCTGAAGGAAGAATACCGTACACCAAGCCAGCCGGTAGAGTATTGATAAAGGAGCAAGACTTGATGAACTTCGTCAATATGGCGAATAGATAAAAATATATGCCTCGGTTACTTTGCACTGTGTGTCATTTATGACTTACCAAAATAGGTAAAAGCCCAGATTACTGTTTTGACACATGGTATTCACCCTAAGTGACCGGGGTTTATTATAAAAATATGTATTTCAATATTAAAGCTGCGGAATACCTACGCTCGTCTTACAGGGGCGTTCAGAGGTATTTGGCAGATGGGAGAATCCCATATACTAAGCCTGCCGAGAAAATACTGATAATGAACAAGACTTAATTGATTTTGTACAGATGAAAAGAAGATAAAAAAGAAAGGCTACTATGAAGTAGCCTTTTTCTTTTCTCCCAAATCAAATAAAACCTTCTCAAAATGAGGTTTATATTTTTCGGGTGTATCATCACTCTTATACATTGCATATATTAGATTCTCATATTCAGCATCATTCAATTTACAAACTACTTTAGGAGAGTTGAAGCTTGATAAAAGGTCTGTTTGCTCCCCGTCTTTAAAGCAATAGTCAAATCGAACAACCGTTTGAACCGGGAAATGATAATCACTGCCATCTGGCGCTACTCCTACACACACACTGGTCAAGAATACATAAGAAATAATTTCTTTTTCTTTGTTTTTAATCGCTCCATGTGTTACCTGCTCCAACGGTACTCCTGCACGATCTTGTGATGTAGTAAAACATGCCACTACACTTAATTCTTTGCTTCTATATAAAGATATTAAATACTTTTCCTTTGGAGGGTTTGTGATTTTACTAAAGCCGTAAACTACATTTCTTGGTGATAACATCTTTATTACATTAACACATAATAGCAATTTCATAAGCGTCATTGTAAACGCTTATCTTTTCTTCATCTCCCTCTATTAAATCCTTTAAATTTAATTTTATATCAGAACGCCCATTAGAAGATTTAAAATTAGGATTATATTTCTTTTTGGCAATATCCCATAATCCTCCAGGTTTATGTGTTATCTCTGATAAGTCATCAGCAGATAATTGTCCGTATTTGTCAATAATAGAATCTATAAGTCTCAATTCTTTCTTACTAAATTGAATTGAACTTTCGTTTTTATCTACAAATGGGGTAATAATTACTTTTTCTTCTCTGTTTCTGTGAACACTAATGTATTTAGAGAAAATTCCCCCTCTATCCTTAATCTCATAAATACAAGGGGCTACAGGTCCTTTCTCCCAAGCATAGTATGTTAGCCAAGTAACAGATATACCTCGTGAACGCACTGACTCTTCATCTATTAAGAAGACTAATTTTATTAGTTTTCTAAGATTAATATCTTCAATTTTAGATGAAATGTAAGCTAATAAATTTCCAATTTTAGAGTTGTTCATAATTTTCTAATTTAATAAAATCCTGTATCTGTGATACTTAAATAGGATTTATTTAGCATTATGATATTGTTCATTATTTATTTAATTGTGCAAAGATACAACATTAGTTTTACTTTTTCTTTCAGCATCATTAAAATTATCTTTATCAGCACTACTTTTAACACAATTAATAGAAGTAAGTTCAGTATCTACAGCATCATTAACAAGAATACGGTGAGCAACATCACTATTACCCACCGTATCATTTAGTCTAAGAGTAGTACTTACAGCACTCCTAACAGAAGTCCTATGACTCCCCAGATTATATCATGCCAATCAACTACTCCTTTCCTTATCCATTTGTCTAAAATAACTTCTTTGGCGACAAGTATAATCAGAGTGATTAGTATGGCACTCCAAACAGGTATAAGGTATTTGAGTACATCATAAATCAAGATGCCGGCAATCAGATGCTGGGCACCGTCCATTCTCATGTGGTTAAAGCAGAACTCATCTATTTTCTGCCTAATTTTTTTTAGAAAATCCATGTAATTTTTGAGGTTAATTTTTAATTTTGAGATTCTGTTGTCATATTAAAACCGTTTCATACATGCCAAGGGTTTTGATATGGGTCATAAGATGTTTGAAAGGTTGCCATCTGCCAGTCGGTAAGAGGCTCTTTCTTGTTATCAATTTTTCTCGGAATTTGAGGATTTAATTTTAGCCTGGAAGCGTCTTTTAGCCATTGCATAGAATGGTCGTAGTCATCTATTCGTACAGTACTGATATTGTTAGGAGAAATCAGTTTGTGCAACTCGTATAATGACAGTTGAACCATGTGACGTTTCAAGTTATAGTTTCTTGGGTCATGGTATCTGATATTCCTTTCCAGTTCCGGTACATCAGCATTGGGATTGATTATAGGGTAATAAATTTTTCCTTTATATTCTACATATTCGTGTTCTGACAACTCATAAGAATTGAGTGAAGGGTCATATTCTCCAATCATCCCCCAGCAGTCAGACTCCATCGGATTGACCAGACAGTCATAATTATCCATTGTTAGCAAGGTGAAGAATTTGCCTTCATATTCTACAACTTCCCATTCATTGTATGGAACGGTGTCCCACTTGTATGTATCAACCATTTCCCAGGCATTGACTTCCGGAATACGAATATCGTTGAAGTCTATGCCATTGGCGATGTTACATATATATGCCCGTCCTAAGAACTTTATCACATCTCCGGGACGATAGTTTTTCATCTGGCTGTATTGTTCTATTTTTTCCAGGTCAAGTATCTCTTCTGTTTCGTGCCAATAAGATATAGGACAAGGAGCTTTGTAGCCATTGATAGCTTGAATTACCTCGCATATTTTCCCGTCAAGGTAAAAATGACATCCTATAGGATAACTGATTCTTCGATCATATTCAAAGATGAATTTACCTCGATTTAGTTCGCGTTCAATTTCGTAATTTTCAGTAAGGTAATCCATAATAGATGCTTCAGCGGCTTGTTCTGCCTGCACAAAACAAATATCTTTCCCACGGGTAAGCTGCGATAAAGCATCCTCCGTAATGATACCCAGATAGTCATTTTTGTTTAAAAACCTTCTATACATAATTAATATTCAAAAGTGTTATAGACTGGTGCTGTATATGTTTCAATTGTTGTCTTTTGATTTTGGAACCGTCTCCATGAGTCACAGAGAAACAATACTAATACATAATCCAAGATGTCCGATAAGTGCCCGTATTTTTCTTCTTTTCCACCGGTTTTTGGGTTTAATACTTTTTTCTTGGATTTGGTGCCGTCAGAGTTCTTCTGCTGATATATCATATCTTCAGTAAATTTACGACACCGTAGGTCTGCCATGAATTTCCAACCGTCAAACCCGTTTAATATAGCGTTGACAAACTCCAACCGGGTACTTTGTGGCGGCTGCTTCTGAAGCAATTTTATACGTGGCCTTAGTACATTGTTTTTCATATTGTCCACTATAATAGTATAGTTGTTGACACCTTCTTCTGTTTGCGTGCTACGTGCTAATCCTGCTGGGTCTCCTGTTATAATTATTCCGCCTATATGCTGATTCTGGAGGTGTTTGTCTCTTATTTTTTGAGATAATTTTGGGGTATTGTTTTCTTTGTTCTCTGGTTTACCTAAATTTTCTTCCAGCAGATATATTTCTTTCTTCTCATAATTAATCTGCAACTCCATCTCACTCATATATGGAGCGACATTAAAGTCCCATCCTGATATGATTGGTTTCATCGGATCATAAACTTTTTCCCGTAACCGTTCAATAAGATGTTTTTCGCCATCAAAATTCCAATATGCAGCCATAAGATTTGAGTCAACAAAATCCCAGTTTCCATATAAAAGCCTTTCTCGTGTTGCTCGATCTGTAATTTTGTTTAATGCTGCAACATAGGTCTGTACAAACTGAATATCTGGATTATCAAAAACAGAGAATGGTACGTATGCTTCGCCTTCTTTGCATAATACAGGATTTCCTTCATCGTCTTGAACAAAACGCGAACGTACCCAATTGATGCAAGGGTTGGTTGACATCATCATTCTAGCAGTTTTAAATGTTTCTGCTGTGCGCCAACGAAGACGAGAAAATAATACCTCAATAGCTCTTTCTGAAATCTCTGATACCTCATCTATGAATGCAATAGTATATTCTGAAGACCCGAAACGTTCAAAGTTTGGATCTGAAGGTAAGTCAACCATTTCTTGCATGATGATGACTGAATCATTCCAAAATGTCAATATCCCATCCAGATTGTTTATTTTGTAATTCACCCCTTCTTTTAGCCCCCATTCCTTACATACTTTCTTTATGGTATTCCAAGTAGAACCTTTCAAGCTCTTTAAGGTTTTACGAGCTACAACGGCACGTATATCTGGAAATCTCATACAGCTACTAACAAGCCAGCAGCTTCCTAAATAAGATTTTCCACCTCCGGCTGCACCGCCTCCTAAAATAAGTTGTGGTAGATTCTCAGAGCCGCATGATGTGCAATATGGTTTATATTGTGGGTTTCCTTTAATATCATGTCCGACCATTTTTTGTGATATATGCCCTCCACAATGAGGGCAATAGTCGGGTTGAAGTAATTTCCATAATTCATATTGTTTGGGAGATGGCTTGAAATCAATTTTTATGTTTGGTGCTTTTAATCCTACAGCCATATTGTTAATTTAAAACAATAAATGGGAATCCGTACAGTAAGACAGATTCCCATTCGTATGGAAGATATGATTGTGAGTAAAGAAGTAAGAAATCAATTTTGTGCTTCGTTATAGATGCGTTCAACTACAGCCCACATTTCATCTGGCATTTGTTGTTCTGCAATAGCTTCACAAGACCTACGCATATAATCCAGTTCTTCTTTAGAAAATTCTACCACTAATGGGGTTTCTGCGTCTTTTTGAACGTTCCATTCAATTCGCTTTTCTTCCTTTTTTTCGACTATTTCATAGTCCTTTCTGTCTTGCTCTGAAATAGCAATTTTTCGGGCGATAGACTTTTTCAAATTAAAATCCATAAAATTTCCCCGTTCTGGAAAAATAGAAGGAATAAGCAATCTATCTTTAATATGTAAATCCATAACTTCTTAATGTTTTATCAAGAATAGTCTTTTGCTATAGAGGTGGTTGTTATAAATGATATGATTTTTTGATTTTAACAAGAAATATTGTTATTAGCATTGTAATTATTGCCGATAGATAAATCTTATCTTTATGTAAATCCCACCAACTTAATTCTATAGTCTTTCCTGACGATTTGCTAAGTTCATTAACCCTTTGGTATAGAGAGTCTAGCTTGGATGATATTTGTGAAATGGATATTGATAATGTTTCAGCTGATTCTGTATGCTCGGTATCTTGTTTGTTTATATTAGTTATGCTTTGCTTTATTGGATATTGTTTCCCGGTAGAGTCTGGCATTGATAAATACACAGTTTTATTTTCTAACTTTAAATTACTCAATTTGTCTGCCGTTACTTTAGATTGTTTGTCAATATCCATGTGAAGAGAATCCAGTGAGTTGCGAAGTTGTTGCAGTTCACTGGAGTAATCTATCTGTTGTTGATGCTCCGTATTTTTAGAAGTAGCGCATGAACCGAGTAACAGAATACAAAGAATACAACTTATGATAGTAATTGGTTTCATACAATACTGATAGTAATTGGTTCCCCTTTTTTTTGTGCCTCTTCAATCTTTCTGTTAAGGCAATCAGAAGTATATCTTGATTCAGATAATCGACCTACCGCTGAATTTTTTCCCACTAAAATACAACCAGCACTGTCTGCGGCGGTATTGCCACTATGTATGAGAATACCTTCAAAATGAGGAACGTTTAATAATCTTGGGAGATTACGACCAAATTTTGGAGACCAATTATAGATTATCTTATAAGTACCATACGGAATTGCCGATTCTCCATAAACTTTTTTTTCTCCATTATCGAATATTCCATTTTTATTTTTATCAACTATTTTGTCTTCTAGTGTATTACAGAAAAACTCATTGTTGATATATAGTCTGCCAATTGTATAAGCCTCTTTTGGCCATAGACGTTCTAATCTTAATTCCATAGTCTTAATCATTTATTTGTGATAGTAATGTGGCTACTTTTATGCCACTGCTTCTGATATGTTTTCCAACCAGTTGTTTGTCCATCTTTTTACCGTTACAAAACGATAGACCAATAATTCCAGCGGGCTTTTCTCCATCATACAATGTTAATAAGGCTATTTCGCTAATGTCGTTGGCTTGAAATTTGTAATACAAGCGTTGGTCTATTTTTTGAATATCATCCAACCCACCATAAAAATATCCATCGTCCAATACTTTTGCCACAAGTTTGTATTTTGATAAGCTAAAATCCGCATAGTCTTCGTCAACATTTGATATACTATCCCTAACTTCTTCAATTCGCATCGAACCGAAAAGGAATGGCAATCCTGTTGTCAGATTTTTACTTCCATTATGAAATTCTATTAACCATGCCCGGTCAGCATTAGTGGTAAATATCATTTTAGATAAAATATGGCGAATATTGGAATCCGCAGATAACCTTGTATTTACTAGATGGTCATGTTGGGCAGTTGTTATTTCGGACATGCGATCCAAAAGATACTTTGGATTTAATGCGAAAAATATGATGTAACCGCTTAAAAACAACAGAAATAGTCCTTTTATAATGCTGAAAAAGCCATATCTCTTTTGTAGGTTAAGCAATTTTTGAAGCCATCCGATGCCTTTATCCAACTGTTCCATATTAATGTGAAGTAATTTGTACTGATTGGATTGGGATAAACCATTCTAGTTCATTTGCAAATGGCTCATTTAAGCGTACCCATACGCCTTTTGTTTTTTGATTTTGATTCTTTTTAATAATAACCCC